TCTTGTGACCAGTTTTGCCAGTCAGAGTCTTTACCAAATGACCCCTTAAATTCTTTTAGTCTGTAGCCGTAGCTTTCAAGACTTTGTCTACCCCACATCCATGAAGGCATTTGAGCAAACCTTCCTTTGTACTTACCTTTTTCCTCTCGACCACGGTCGATGTTTAATAAATCAGTGTGGTACAAACGTGAAAGAAGTAATGTATCTACAACCAAGGCGGTGGGCTTGAACCACGGATAGATCTTCTGAAGTACAGGTATGTCGTAGCCAATGACATTGTGGCCGCAAATAATCTCTGCATCTTCGAGAACTTGTACCCCGCGACTAATCGGTTCACAATCACCTTGGTCGTTATAGCAAATGGTTTGGTCAGTTTCTGAGTCGTAGATGACAAGACAGTGAACACAGGTAACATCATTAAATAAACCGTCACTTTCTAGATCGAATACCAGCATCGTGCCATTGATAGGTTTTATCTACAAACTGAGCACGTTTAACAGCGTCAGTTGTAGGAGGATTAGGCTTCAAAAGGATTGCCTGAGTCGTACTCTTCTTCAATTGGTGATTCATTAAATTTACAAGTATTGAGGTCGTAATTCAATTGACATGCTTCGCCGACTTCACCGCTATAGCGGTTCTTAAGTACGCGCACAGTCGTTCCATCTCGTTCAGATCCACTCTGCTGATCTCGTTCGAGTGCAATAACTGAATCGCTAAGCTGACCGATACTTCTAGAGCCTCGAAGGCTTCGGAGTTGCACTCGGCCACCCTCTTCATGTGATTGTCCATTAGGCGGTGTTGTTGTATGACATACAAGAAATAGTGCGATGCCAGTACGTTCCACTAATGAACGCAGCTTGGTCATTGTTGTGTCGATCATTCGACGTTCATCCCCTTCAAGACCTGATAACAGGATCGATAGGTGATCAAGGAAGATGACCTTTGTTTCCAGGCCAGCCGCCATGTACTCAATGCGGTTATAGATATGGTCTGGGTCATAAGACCCAAAGCCATCGAAGAGATGTAAGTTCCAGTTAGCAATCGTGCTATCAAAGATCTCAACTAGCTCGCTTCGTTGTTGCTCCCCGAGGTGTAAAGACTTTCGAGCGGCGACAGACATGAGTCCGAGTGCTGTTCGTCGATTAGATTCTTCAAGTGCCAAATAGCCGCACCGGACTCCTTGATTGAGAAGGTGAGTACATATTTCTCTGAGAACGGAACTTTTCCCTTGCCCAGAACCTGCAGTAAGCGTTGTAAGCTCACCCAGTCTGATCCCGTGTAAGAGTTTGTTAAGTCCTTCAAAGGGGTAGTCATAGTCTGCTGATGGCGCGGGTGTGGTAACGAGATCAAGGAGTGTTTTGGCATCAACGATGCCGTCAGGTTGGTATTGGGTATGGTCGTAATTACATACAGCCCTGATAGCTTCCGTGTCACCAGCCTGTAGCGCGTCTGAGGCATCCTTGTAATCCTCTAGAAAGCCGATGAAAGTCTTGCCAGGTGGTAGTACACCAGCAGCGTCTTTAGCAGCCTTCTGGCCTGCTTCATCGTTATCAAAGAATAGGACAACTTTGTCGTAGTAATTGATCCATTCATAGTTATTTTGAATGGCTTTCTTGGCAGCAGCAGCACCATTTGGGATAGAAACTACACACCAATTTGGCTGCGCTTCCCAGACAGACATGGCGTCCATCTCACCTTCTACGATAACTAACTTCTGATCCTTATTAGTTGTTTTGTGACGGTAGTTCTGCATCCCAAACAGGGACTTGACCTCACCTTCACACTTAAACTCTTTACCTTGAGTTCTTACTTTTGCTCCGACAACTTTTCCAGAGCTGTCGAAATAATAGTGGCGTAAGACCTCTCCATCTTTGTAAGTTTTGAATAGTTCGCATGTTTTTTGTGAGATCCCTCTCGATTGCAGCCGTCCGGCTGAACCTCGTAGTTGTACATCTTGCACGTGTTTGGTGAGTGTGGATTGGGTGTTGTCGCCATACGTTCTTGTATGACATCTGAAACAAAAGGTGTGGCCGTCGGAATACAAACTATTTGCATCTGACGAACCACACACTGGACATGAAATATGTTCTACGAACTCGTTGTCGTCATGAACCATTCGATTGGTATTGTTGTGAATGAAGCCCAAGGTATACCTAACTTCTCGCAGTATTGTGCATACGTTGTCTTAGACTTCTTAGATATAGTGTTATATGGTGCTTGGAATATCATCCGTAAATCTAACTTAGGATTCTGCTGCACAATATTCTTGATTTTTCGTCTGTCGTTACTGTCCCAATAGCCTTTGCACTCCAGCAGTATCCCGCTAGGCAATACAAAGTCAGGAATATAATTATGCATAATTGTATAAGGTACCTTAGTAGACTCATACTCATACTTCACTCCTAACTCAACCATTAGATCAGCAACCTTTTCTTCAAGGCCAGATCTAAAAGCCATTACAAATTAAGTGACTTTTCAACAATCTGTTCGACAATTTCTGATACTGCACGTCGCATCTCATATTTCAAACTGTCTTCATCTGCTTTGAATCGGGTAACTGTAATTACAGGCAAATCAATAGTAAGCTTTGCTTCATACAGTCCAAGTCCTGAATTCAGCTCTACGTTGTAATCAAAAGTCATAGTTCTCAGAAATCAATGTTATCTTCGACGGAAGCTGCAACAACAGTAGGTTCATTTGTTTTATAACCTTTTGTTGTACCAAAGACACCAGCGATTTCTTCAATAGAATCACCGATATCAACACCAGCCTTAGTAGCCAACGAGACAACCTGAATACCTTGTAGCTTTAATTTTGTACCATAAGTAACCTTGTCTTGTAAGACATACGGACTTTGATAGAAGGCCAACTTAACTGATGACCCTGAATAGATTGGTGTATCGGTATCTACAATCGGTGTTCCTTCAGTATCGACAACACCTGGTTTATTCTGATCATTCCAATTAAATTTCAGGATATACTTACCTTCTGCTACTTCCTCCCAAGGCTCAAGTTTAAGCAAACCTCGTTTAGGATTAGACAGCTTAGATTCAGCCCACTTCAATAGTTCTGGCCTTTCTTTATCAAGTTGATCAACAATCGATTGATCAGCGATTGCTCTGAGGTTATAGCCTCCAAATTTACCTGGCTGCATTACTGCTTGGAACCCTTCAAGAACGACAGGGTTAGGTGTAACAATTGTATTTCGAGCCATTAACAAAAAAAATAGGTGGAATAAATCACTGACTCCGGCTTAAGAGTGCCAATGATTGGTGGTTCAGTCTCTGCTCCGATTTGTTGAGCAAAGGATGTTAAGTAATCTTGTTCAGCAAACAAGTGCATGTATGTTTCACGCACGATGTCTGACAAGACAGACATGTCAGTAGCACGACATAGAACTGAGTCATGTATAAGTGCTATTGGAGCAGAGAATCTTAGTGCCGATAGATGTAAAAGTGAGGCATCGAGTGAATGAATTAGATTAGGACTAGTCGCATTTTTATGATGCTGTTTGTCTACCTTGTCACTATCTCCTATCGCTACTTTAATCTTACAGTCACCAAGTAATTGAAGCTTAAGTGTCTGACACTCGGACTTCATTAGCTTCTGTATGACTACAAACCCAGACGGTGTACACCATTTAATTTGGTCACAACCTCGGTCAATAGCCTTCGCAACTTCTTTCTCAATCCATGCCATTACTTTCATAGGACCAGGAACAATGACATTCATTGCATCCCTTACTGCTTTGACAGTTGCAGTTAGATCCTCTTTATCAACTTCAACACCTTTCTCAAGCAATGCTTCACGTATGTAACCACGATTTGAGAAGGGTTTTGCATTGTATGGAACAGTCATAACTGTTCTTTTCGTGGTCTTCCTATCCATGTATGGTTTGATACACTCAGGTACATTTGGTTTAGCTTCTTCAGCTATTACCTTGTATGCATCTTGAGGTTCTTCACTAGGTAATACATTGACAAGCTTTGCTGTACTTGCATCTCTAGCTAAACCAGACAGGATTTGTAAACCACTACATGTAGCGTCTACAGCAACTGGAAGATTTGTATAATTTCTATCACAACTAATACAAGTATGGAAGTATTCCTCACAACTAGCTAAGAAAAGCCATGGCTCATCAGCCTTCTCCCAATCACACAAGTTACCAATAGGATCGGTAGCTACACGTGTGATGAGATCTAAGTTGTTGACTACCCAATCTTGTCTTTCCTTCATAGTGTCTTTCGAGCCACCATATGTCGTTGCACATTGGAAGGCTAACCATCCTTGTGCATCAGGTGTCATGAATGACTGCTCATGAAACTTAAGTAATGACTTACCAAAGTCTGTATCTTGAGGTGTAAGAAAGGCAGGAATTGGATACGCTCTTCCCCTGTAGTCCAGGCTCCAAGGATTGAAGAACTTCTCTTTATCTTTGAATACCTTGACAGCATTCATGGTCATTCTTGTACGACATGACCTCTTGAATTGTTGTGCGTTGTAGTTGTATGCCTCAGCAGCAGCACGACGATAAGACATCTCAGAATCTCTGTTGTCGTCTATGTCGGCTGGCTTAGGTGGCATTGGCATCTCACATACAGGGATGAACTTACCGACCTCATAACGTCGTTCCATTAATGTCTCAGCGACATCAACGACGAACGTGTTGAGAGTGAATGCGACCTTCTGAATACGATTCAAAAAGGCGATTGGTGTTTCTCCCTGTATATGGGTCCTATCGCCTCTACGAACCATTGGATACTGCCTCATTATTTCATTGAGGAGGTAACCGCCTTGCCTTTCATTGGTCCAATCATTTGGCTCGATAAGCATCGGCCAAGCAAGCGGACTGAATAGCTCAGCAGTAGCCATCACATCGTCCTTGATCTTCACGAACTCAGGTGAAGGGATGATGTATTGAGGTGTCTTGGTTCCCTGCCTTCTGATGTCACGTAGGAACCAACCGCTCTCTTCGCAGATGCAATCGATCAACCACGTACCAAGGATGACTCTGTTGGCACGTCCCCAACACTTCCAATGGTTTATGTCATGTCGGTTCATCAGTGTGGTGATGACCTTTACTTTTTGCTGTGTACCGATTGCTCTGTGGAAATAGTTTTCCTTCAGGGTGTGTAGCAATCCAGGTACATGCTTCTCGTAATGACGCATCATGCACTCGTTCTCAATTGCTTGACCTATTGCATCAGTGATCGTCTGTACAAGTGATCCAGACTTTTTATGGCTGAACACCTTGTCAAATGTGATCTTGCAAGCAATGGCCGCGGCCACCTCTGATTCAAGATCAGCTAAGTAACGCTTGATCTCTTTAAATGCATAGCCGGTTTTACCTTGGTTTATGCGGTGACGAGTCTGATCAATACGTGTGACCACAAGAGGCAGAAGCTGCTCAATAGAAGTAACCCCGTAGACAGTTGCAGATGCATAGCTCTTTTCTTGAAGTTTGTAGGTGTTGTCGTGTAGTCGTTTGAGTCCTTGTCGTATCTGCTCCCGCTCAAGATCAACTTGAGCTTGTATTTCTGCCTTTGTTGCCAATAAATTTCAAGGTAGTGTGTTCGTTAGTCTCCCCATCAAGGAAGGCTGTTTTAAATACTTGAGTGTATAACTGGCTTTTAAAGAAAGGCCAGGGATTTTGTCCTGACCTATACCTCAAAGGTAAGTACTTTTTGAGAAGTACCTGAAACTAGCGCGTCTACCAATTCAGCCACATCCGCAGGCGAGATACTCTGCAATGACTGGTGTCTTGCAATGAGACAGAAATGAGATGAGTGTGTACTCTTTACCC